TAGACCATTGAGGAATGCTTCTCAAACTCTCCTTCCTCTATGGACTTCATGCAATGGGCTGCTTTCTCTTCCATCTTCTTGTCTAAGTCCTTAGCTCCTTCTTTGTAATCCTTCTTGTCAACTATCTCTATCCCATGTTCAGCATAGGCTTTCTTAATTTCCTCTTTAGTGGGCTTCTTTCTTTGTTTCCCCATGAGGTATCACTCCTAATTTGAGTAGTTTCTTTATTCCTTCTCTGGCACATTCTGGAACCATACCGCAGACCTTCTCACATTCGATGATTGTCTCCGAGTCCCCAAAGCAGGATGGTCTGGCTATATCCATGAAGATTTCCTTAGTCTCTTTCATAGAAAGGTTACTCCAGTCCTTGTTTTATTCTACACCCTGCACAGAGGAATGGTATGTCTTCTTCGTCTTCCTTCAAGTTAATTGCTGTGAGAACGGAATTCCCACAGCTGGTACAGAGTCTTTTCTTTCAGTGTTTATTCATGGTTCTCACTTCGCTACCCAAAGATTCCTAGGAACCAGTCACAGAAGAGTCCTATTCCCAATGCACCTGCTATGAAGTCACAGTAGAATGGTATCAGTCCTCTAGGTGTGGTGAAATACCATCCATAGAATCTTGTGATAGCAAAGTACGTGGTTGCTATGCATTGTCCTAGCCATACGGTCTTGAAGAAAGTCTTAAGTCTACTCATTCTTTTCTCTCTCCGTAATTTCCTTAGCCAACTTGGTACACCAATCTGCCACTGTTCCCATGCATTCCAGTTTACCATCATAGTTTCTATGATAGACCATATCATGTTCATTGATGTAGATACGCTTGGAAACTGATTCAAAGGTATCTGGTCTCTTTGGTTCTGGTTCTGGCTTATCTGCTAACTCATCTAGAAAGAGTTTTGTCTTAGAGTTCTTAGGTTGCACCTTGAAACCGAGCATTGAAGCTTGGTCGTCTATGTTGTGAAGGAGTAACTTCTTACGAGAGGACATATTCTCTTTCAACGAGCCCACCTTCGTATGAAGCTCAGTAGCTCTTCTACCTCATTTTGTGAGGTGAAGGATTTGATATACGCTTTTGCTTCAGTTGTACTGAAACCATTACGTCTCAGACTCTCTACCATTTCCTTGATAGAGTCCTTTTTCGATAAGACCATTGTTTTCTACCTCCTTGTTATATTGCTTCCACACAACCTTTAGAAGAGGTTGGAACCAAGACTCTTGACGTTCCATTCAATGTGTGGTTTAAGGGAGATAAAAACTCCCTATGGATGTTTAGGGTGCTTGGGTGTCTTTCTGTTTGTTATGTATATGAACGCACAGAAGGCTATTATCCAGAGGGCTATGACTATCAGGATTAGGAGAAGAATCAGTAGAGGACAATTTGTATTGCAAGTGGTATGAGGTTTGTTATCAATTGGACAGATTGTGCATTGAGGAGGATAACACATCCCATCTAATCCGTCTCTACCATTTAGTCCATTGTATCCATCTGTACCATTAGTGCCATCTACTCCATTGAGACCATTAGTGCCATCCTTGCCATCTATGCCTGAGAGTCCGTCCTTACCATCCTGTCCATTGACTCCATTGGTTCCATCTATTCCATTAGCTCCACTGGTACCATTGGTTCCATCATGCCCCATTATGTTCATGAGGAAAGTCCAAGTGCCATCTAGTTTGTAGAATATGTCTCCATTGAGTTGTAGGTAATAGTCTCCATTTACACCTAAGTCTACACTGGGTAGGTCTAGGCCATTATACCAGACTGAACCATCTTTACCATTTATTCCATTGGTACCATCTGTTCCATTTAAACCATCAATACCATTGGTACCATCTAATCCATTGGTTCCTGCTGGACCTTGTGGTCCCGTAGCTCCAGTGTATCCTCTTGGGCCTTGAGAACCTGATGGCCCTGATGGACCTATTAATCCTTGTGGTCCTTGAGGTCCTTGTGGACCTGTTGCACCTGTAGCTCCTGTAGTACCTGTATTACCTTTAGGACCTATTGGACCTGTTGCTCCTGTTGGTCCTATTGGTCCCATTGGTCCTGTGGCACCTGTATCTCCCTTATCACCCTTGTCTCCCTTAGGTCCTATTGGACCCATTGGACCTACTGGCCCTATTGGACCTTGAGGTCCTGGTGGACCCATTGGACCTGGTGGACATATTGGTGGAGGAGGGTCACAAGCTATTGTTATGCCTACGAAGGTAAGACTAACTATCACTGTCATAGCCCATATTGCTAGAAGATATTTCTTATTCATTGTATCACCACCATTTACGTTGTTTTATACGTTACTACTGAAGCCTTCTCCTTGCTATCTATTGGGTTGAAAAGTGCCTCCATGAGACACAAGTCTTTCCATTGCTGCCGTTAGGCTAGTGTATGGTGACTTTGTGTTACTTCAGGTCTTTCGAAGTATTCTCTCATGGGTTAGAAATGGGGTACTAGAGGATTGTCTGCATTACTCCCTGTATGACTACGATGTTCATGACTATGGTGTACACCCTTGCCACTATGACAAGGATGAAGGCTATGGTTATTATCTTCTCTAGTCTTCCCTCCTCTATCTTACCTGACATCCACCACATAAGGACTAGTAAGGATACCATTAGTGGGTATGACAGAAGATTGGCTCCTAGAGGATTTGATTCCATCAGCTTTGTTGGGTATGTGTAGAAAGCCCATTGTGACATTCCCATGTCTATCGCTACCAGGATGATGAGGACTATCGACATCTTCCTAAGTCTATTCATGTACCTGTCACCTTTGAAGAGCAATACTTCAGATGTGTACAAACACCTGTACTTTTAAGCAGGTGTGAACATTCTATCTGAGAGGTTGCTCCACAATGTTGAAGACCGTTACTCATTCCTTTGGATGTTAGCTTCTGGTTGCAATATCCTGTGTGAGAGCATGTTAGAGCATTAGCTTCTAGGTGTGTACAGACTAAGCCAGGAATGGAGAGGATAGCCTTACAGGTTTGTGTTTCCTTGAGAGTCATTGCTTCCACCTACTTGATGCTTCTTGAGCCATATCTCTACAAGTCCTTCTAGAGGTATCCTAAGTAGGACATTGTTTCCTTCGATAGTCATTTTACATTGAAGGTCTAGAGGTTTCTTAGGTGTTATGGATATGGCTTTGTTGTACAGTTCTCTTTCTCTCTCTGTACGATGTAGTGTCTCCTCTGTACAATCTTGGCATTGAGGGCATGTAGAGCAATCTTTATTATCGGTCTTCATGTTTCCAAATTGGTCACATATCATTTTTCATTCCTCCTATCTTTACTAATCTCCTCAAGTTCAACCTTGATTCCTATCCAGACCTGTTGTTGTTCTGGATGTCCTTCCCAGAATCTTATGCGTTCTTCTGCATATGCTATTCTTTCCTTTATGGTCTTCATCTGTCTTCCACCTCATCTTGGAATGGATGAACCACTATTGGACTCTGGAAGTGGAATCCTCTATTGTCTGTCCACTGTGGAACCTTCATCATAAGGTCTGGATATTGTTCCCTAAAGGCACTCTGTAGATTACGGTTATTCCGTTCTGTGCCATCTTCCCACTGAATGATGATATCATCAGCTAGAAGAATCCACTCACCTTCACGGGATAGGTATTCTATTTTACATACGTATTGGTTCATCTTCTCATGCCTCCTTCTTTGTTCCTCTGAAACTATGTTCTGCATTCCCATCATCTAACTCAACTATTAATGATAGGAAGAGTTGACTTGGCTGTTTAGGATATGAGATTAGACCATGTGCCTTAACTCTTCTGTACCACCAGTTTGGATAATGGGTTGTAGTCTTGTTACTTATGTATCCATGAGATTTCTTATTTGTCATGTAGATACACCCTCCAAACACGTCTGAGATTACTAAGTTCTTTAGTGCCTTTCTTAGGCTTCTGTTTCTTCCGGATAGGACAGTCAATTTCATTGAAGTAATATTGCTCTTCCATAGTTCTTTCCCTCCATTACTTTAATGCTTCCTTCAGACCTCATTCACTAAGGTTTACCTTAAGACTTCGCAAGGTATCTACTGAAGGTTTAGAGAACCTTTTAATATTTTCTAATCTTATCTCTATCGGTGATTGATGAATGCGTAAGAATCGTGAAGCTAGAAATGAATATATGCGTACTTACTACAAGACTCATCCGAGAGAGTGGAAAGATAGATATCAAAAGAATAAGGAAAGACTCATTGGGAGAGCCAAAGAACTTCTTGAACAAAGGAAAGATGAAGCATATAAGTTATTGGGAAATAAGTGTACTATCTGTGGATTCACTGATAGAAGAGCTTTACAGGTAGACCATGTTAATGGAGATGGTAAGAAAGATAGGAAAGGAATTGCTATCATGCAATTCTACCTCAAAGTTATCGAATCTGTGAGAAGAGGAGAAAGGAAATACCAACTCTTATGTGCCAATCATAATTGGATTAAACGTGTAGAAAATCACGAATGTAAATAGGAAAAAAAAGACTCAAGACTGTTTAGACCACCATAGTTTAATCCTTCAGCTGTAGGTTTCTAACTGAGTCTTGAGTAGGGTACTGACCCTTTCGGGTATTAGTTCATCATTTGTGCCTTGGGTGTTCACTACGATGAATCACAGGATTAAGTCGAAAGCCTTAACCCTATCAGTAGCTTATTCCCAAGGGTTATAGCATTAGTGTGGACGGCTAATCGTTCCCCCGTATATATCTAGTACCTTCATAGTACCCTTTTCGAATACTCTAGATTCTAGATTCCAATTGTTGATTGCCCTCTGGCAACTATACTCTAATGGCGTGATTCCCGATAAGAATAACGGGACTTTGACCCAATGGTTAACCCACATTACACTCGGTCGAAGCATTCGCAATGTGGGCTTCCGTAGTGGTATCCTTTGTAGCAATGGGGATGAGACTATCCACCTGTATTGCCCATTTATATGCATGAATAGTTTGATGCCTACAACCACTTCATAGGGTTCCAATGGCTTTATACAACGTGATGCCTTTCACGAAGGTTACGGTTTCCCCTAAGTGGTTTGGAGAAGGTTCCACTTCTCTCACGGACACACTTTATCAGCTATTCCTTCCCCAGTAAGAGTGTACTCACTGGGTGCATCTAGTGCTCCCTTCCACCCATTATAGCTTATGGGAAGCTTGAGACTTCGCAAGCTATTACGGAAGGTTAGAATCCCTTAGGGACTCTTTATGTAACAAGTGCTGTGCTTGACTCTTACGTTCTTGCAACATCACTACCTTGTTACTATGTACTATATATGTGATTCGGGCTTATATACCTTTTGGCATGACATCGTCGAGACAGCTACTTCTTTTGATTTAGTGAATTTATTGGGTGTAGTAGAGGTTAGGCTTTGAGTCCTTATCCTCTACACTATCCCGTTCTTATGACTTGTGAGAGAGTTACTTCTGTGTGTTCCAGATGTTACTCTCGTACTCTATTCCAAACTTCCTATACGATACCTTAGGCTTATTCTTCTCTTCAAAGAGTAACCTAGTATTGCTTTGAAATCTTCACTACTCATTCTTACGTACTTAGACTTTTTCTTATTGTTGTTCATACGTTCCACCTCTATACTATGTATATGCTTATCTTGCATATATACATTTCTCTTTTTGGACAATTTCGTATTGTCCTTACGGTTGCACTTTTAGTGAGTGCAAACTTAGCCATTTTTCCCTTAATAGCGGGATTCAATTCTTGGTTCAACTATTGCCTTCTACTTCCTTTTGAAAACCACACAGTCTTAAACTGTGATGTCGGTTTCCCAACATAACGGTTTATTGGCTTCGCTGTGCCGTTCTTTATGTACGTTCTTAAATCTTCAATATTAGCGAAGGTTACGCTATTCTGTTTATTGACTTGTGAGTGGTAGGCTACACAACACTTCTTAGTTTGAAAAGACTTCAGAGGCGTATTTGAACAACTTAAGACTTTTTCATGTGTTCTAGGGTGGAATATATATTGTTCATATCGATTGAGGCGGTTTTCAATTTCAGATACTTTTGAACCAAATTGTTGAACATCTTTATAGGTTGTCATTTTTCCATGTCCTAATTTTTCCTTTTACAATATACCATATAAACAAACAGGAATATAAACCTATCGCAAATTAGGGTATTAGGAAGTTGAACATAGGTTACTTATAAGTCTATCCCAAAGACTTATATACCCACGTGTAAAACAGCTTGCATATATACCTTCTCCCATAGGTTTATATACCCCTGAAAATAATATCCGCCTTATAAGTCTTTGGGAATCCCTAGAGTTTAACTCTTAAGGTTCCTTTGGGTTGGTAGGGTGGGGGGGACTTAGAAGGTTCATGAATTGTTCAACTTTGAGTGAAACCCTGAATGTGATTACTACACAGTAGATCTAAAAAGGTTTACTAAATCCTACCACTTGAATGAAGAGAGTGTCTTCTCCTCTTATCTGTTTGATTAGGATCGTTGTTATCCTTAGTAATACCGACTTTAAAGTACTCCTCTATGTCCGTGGCGAAAGAACCTTTACCCATGTCATTTTCATGAACAGCTAACATTAGAGCATCGACATAGTCATCATTTCTTTTAGAGTTATATGTGTAATCCAAGAGTTGCTGTATGAGAGGTTGATGTTTCATTGAATCCCAGAATAACTTATGTTTCTCTATCAACATTCTGAGATTCGTAATCATTATGGATTTCTCGCCTTTAAAGGTAATAGGTTGAACTGGCAGACCTGTTGTCATTAATCGAGCATTCTCACCTTTATCGGTAGAGTCTGTAAAAATCATATTAACTCCGTAAGTTAGACAAGTTTCTTTAATATCATCTTGCACCTTTCCTGGATCTTCCTTCAGAAAGTCTCTCATATAAAGTATTTCCCATTCATCTTTCCGTTGTTGAACTATGATTAAAACTGTGGGAGCAGGGAAATTGTGAAGGATGCAAGGTTTCCCTTTCCTTCTAAATAATATGTATTCATTTGGTACTTCAATTCCGACATGGTAACCATCAAAATCTAGTTGTGAATGATTCTTCTTATTAGGCGAACTTTCTCTATTTAAGAGATGCAGTCTGTAACCTTTCTTTCCTCTATCTTCCACATAAGTTGTCTGCTTTCCTATCTTCAATGTTATTTCCTGTAAATCATCAACTAATTTCTTAGAGTAGGTATTGTATCGAAGCCCATCTTTATCGCCATCCCCTTTCATCATTGATACCTTAATTTTTTCTAAAAGATCTGGATGAAGTTCTTTATAAGAAGAAGGAATGTATTTCATATAGGAATTCCCTAATGTGGCGAAGAAATTCGAAAGTTTTCTGTCGGAAAATCTTATACCTATTTTGTGTTCATGTGGGTTTAATCTCATTCTTCCAAGCAATTCTTTTATTTCTTTCCTATATTCCGGATGAACTTCAGTTTGCCCTATTGTTATCCTATGCCCTCTATTTGTGAAATCTACTGAACCTTCAGCAAGGTACCATCCTAAAAGACTTGCGAAATCATCTGCATTGAAACCATGTAAAAATCTAGGTCTCTTACCTTTGAATTTACCTTTCCTAATAAGGTAGTGATGGGAAAGATCTTCCCCTAGCATATGATCATGAAGAAACTTCTTTTCCCTATCAAAGACAGGAATGTTGTGTCTCCATGCTCCTGCTATGGAAAGATTTGCATTCTCCCATTGATCTATTAATCTTAAGGTTTTCTTTTTGTAAAATTTGGTGGGAATTTCCCATTCTAGGAAGTTGGTTTTCTTATTATAAGTCATTACTTCCTCAGAGAAAGGAGAACAAAAAGTATCTAATCTCTTCCAACCTGATTTTGTTAGAACTTCATGATCACCAGTTAGACAGTATCCCCAATCGATCCCGGCATATACATTTAACCCTTCTATTCTTTGATAGGTAATATCACTCTTCTGACAAAGTTTCATATCCTCGATCCTGAAGACTTTTCCTTCCAATCTGTAGGGAATACCTTTGATTTCTGTCTGATAAGCATCTTCGGACATCATCTCTTTTAACATCCTCAGATGATCTGGAGGAAGACATAGTTCTGCATCCCAATTGAGGAAGACCCAATCCTGACCAAGTCTCTTTCTCTTTTCCCATTGTTCTTCAATGAAGGAATATCCTGATCCCGGGGTAGTGGAAAAGATATGTCTTGCATATTTTGAAGTTGCAGTCATTGGTAGAGCTGCGTAGATAATACTATTCTCTACCTGTGCAGCTTCATCTACAATAAGAATATCTGGATGGTTCCCTCTTACCGACTTTTCAGAGGCTGGAAGAGGCATTACCCAACTTCCATCTTTGAAGTGAATCTCATCTTGAGTAGGTTCCTTTGCAAGTTGGTTCTCTAGATATGGAATCTTGTTTATTGCTTCCATAATGTATCCATAACATATCTTGGCCTGTTTTAAAGATCCTCCCAGAATTATAACTTTAATAGGTTTATTTTCAGCAATAGCAAAAACAAGTAAGTACCAGAGAGCAACAACGGCGAGGGCATGAGTTTTACCTATTCCTCTTCCGGCTACAATTCCAATATTCCTCTTTTCAAAGGATTCTATCTCTTTAAAGAAATCTTCTTGGAATGCCCTTGTCTTATGCCCTGTTACATATTCAAAGAAGGTAGTTAGAGATCCTCTCCATTCGATTACCTTTCTGACAAAATCTATCGTATTGTATGTTTTCCTAGTTTGATGAAACAATTCCTTTCTCCTTCATGTGTTTTTCCAGATTGTCTAGGAAGGCCGTTCTACATTGAAGACAAAGATTCTTGGCAAAGAAATATAGAATTTTTACTAATTCAACTTCTGACATTATTGTCCCTGTCTGTAACTTAGAAGTTAATCTTTCACATGATTCCAAAGAAGCCCTATGTTCTCTATAGATTTCTGTTAAGACTCTTAGGGCCGAAGGATCAATATCCGACTTACCTTTATACGCTTCTATCGTTGTATCCAAGAGTTTTCTTAACCCGTCCAAATTACCTCTAATTTCATTTACTATGTTAATAGCTTCCTTCCTTTCATCTTGAACAGCTTGATCAAGTTTTTCACTATTGGATAGAACTTTTGTATCATTTTCAGTGTAATGAAGAGTAAAGTGTCTCCAGAATGCTTTCCTCGAAATCTCTTCTCCTTTATCTGTTGCTTTCTTCTCAAAATCAACCCATGGTATAGTGTGTGCAGACTTCTGCCATTCTTCTTCATATACTATTCTATTCTTTGAAGTACAGATCTTGCACTTTGGTTCAAAGGTTCGTTCTGCCATCTTATCCCTATGGATAGAACAATTCCTACATACTTAAGTGTCTCTAAGTGTCCACTCATTTATAGAAGGAGAAAGCATAAATACGTGTCGAGACATCTAACATATAGTAACTTGTGAGGGAAATTGTATGGGTGGAACTCCGAGACAAACATTCCGTATTCCAGAACAGATCTGGAAGCAATTTATTGAGAAATGTAAAGGAAAGAATTCAAATGCTTCTGAGGTTCTTAGAGACTTCATAGAAGGAGTGGTCTCTGGAAAGATTAGTCTTGAAAGCATCATTGGTCGTAAGAAGAGTAAGGATCTTTCGGACTTTGAGGAAGCAGCTAAAACTTGGTTTCAAACTCAACATATAGATTCAGAGGGAACCTAAATGGGTAAAGAAAATACAGATAATGTTTTAGTGAGGGCTCTGAGAGGTTTAAAGAGAAGTCCTTCTGCATCAGATACTGGAATGATGGGCCAACTAGAGAAATTGATGTATGTTAAAAGAAAGGGAAAAGCTCCTACCGTAGAGAGGATTGGACCTTCTTCTATACTTATGCAAAGGGCTGAGATGTTATACAGGATGGAACCTTTGATCTTTTCCGGTGTCAATAAACTTACTAGAAGAATCTCCTCAGGAAGAATCTATTTCACAGGTGATGACGAAGTAGAAAATAAAGCTGCATTAGACTTTGCCTTTAAGATTAAATTACCATCGTCCCTCAATATGATAACAAAGGATGCTCTCATCTATGGATTTGGTGCTTTTGAGATTGTAAAGGCGAAAGGATTCATAGATTCATTAGAAATAATAGATCCGAAAACATTTGATTGGCAAAGAGAAGGAAGTGAAATGAAACTCGATGAGAGTGGAACACCAGTAGGATTTCGTACCTCTAAATTGGGAAGGTTGGAGGGCGAGAAATACACTCCTGAAGAGATTTTCCTTGTCAGATATTACACCATAGGTGAATACTGTTTAGGTATTTCTCCTCTTGAAGCTGCCTTTAAGACCGCTTGGATAAAGTTAAATCTTGAAGAGGCTCTTGGAGAGGCAATCTATAGACATGGTTATCCTATCTATTCATTTCAAGTAGGAACTGAAAAGAGTCCATATCAAGATATCACACCTGAAAAGATTAAACAGGCTAAGAAAATCATAGGTAACATGGACACAGCAACAGAAATAGTCTTGCCCTATTGGATAAAATTAGAAATGTTGAAAGGTGGAGACACGGGAAACTTTGCTACATTATTGGAATACTTTGGAATGGAGATTCTTGCTGCTCTAGAGATGCCAAAGAGCTTTTCTACATCTTCATCTCCTGGGCAAAGAAATTCAGAAGAAATGGACTTCGAGAAAACAATTATGGCTCTTCAAGGAGAACTTATAAGGCAAACGATGGATCAAGTCTTGGAACCTTATTATGCGTCAAAGCATTTCAAGACGAAACCTTTGTTGAACTATGAGATTTATGCTCCTGAACTTCAGAATAGTAAACTTCGGAGACTTTCTGCTTATGCTAAGAATGGTCTGATAACTAGAACTTTAGATGTAGAGAATTCTCTAAGAAAAGCTGAAGGGTTTAAGACTAGAGAAGAACCATCCTTTGGTAAGGAAGGTAGAAGTACCAAATGTATCTTTGAACTTGGTGAATGCCCTATTAGAACAGAAGAAGCCCTTACTCTAGAGAAACTGGGAAGCTTCTGTAACATCTGCATTAAAAGACTTGAAGCAGAAAAGAAGACCCTGAAACCATCTGTTTCACTTCCACCCAGCCAACCTGAACCTACTCAACCTGTAGAAATTGAAACAGAGATTGTTCAACCAGATACAGTTCAGAAAGAGGTTAAGGCACGTGTCAAAAAACAATGAGTTCTTTGGAAAAGGAAAAGAAACCATAGGTGAAAAGATTTGGGATTGGGAGAACTTTCAGACAACTGAAGGTTATCCTGTTTCTGATAAACTTATGGATTGGGTAATTGGCCAAGATAATGCTTTAAAAGAAGCTAAACTTTGCATTGATGAATGGGTACATAAGTTAGAATGGATACAGAAAGAAGACTGGTGGAAGGATTTTGATAATCCTGAAAAACTTAAGCCTCCGCCTAAAGAATCTCTTCCTCCTGGGCCATTTCTAATGTTACTTGGTGATCCGGGAACAGGTAAGTCTCTCATAGGAAGAGCATTATCAATCTATATGACGGATCTGTACAAGGAAAAGAACATCAAACTTTACGATGTTCTTTCTTGGCCTAATAAGATCATTCCTTCTGAACCAAAAGTATCTGTACACCCTTCTCCTGAAGGGAAAAAGAAAGTCAAACAGATATCGACTAAAGTAGCAAAGAAAGGAAGATTTACGAGATGGGGATTCAAAGCAATCTTCATGCTTATGATTGGAATTGGCCTTTTCATATTGTCTTATGTTGCTATTAGCGGGACACTCGATTGGATTAACAATATTGTCTGGGATCCTTGGTTTGGGACGCGTGTTCAGGAAGCTTTTAATAACAACTTTTTACAGTATGTTATACAAGCTTGTATGATGGGAAACATCCAGGTTATTATGGCTGGAGTTATGGCTCTATCAATGGGTGGAATGCTATACTTCTTTGGAAGAATGTCTGGAGGGTTTGGTAATTCTTCAAAGGGGATCGGAGGAGCTTCCAATACAAGTGCTCCTAAGATAATAGTAGATAATTCTAGTGGAAGAGCACCATTTATAGATGCCACAGGACATGGAAGTTCACAACTGTTTGGCTCCATAGCATGGGACCCCTACCAAACAGGAGACTTAGGCACTCCCGAACATCAAAGAGTTTCAGCGGGAGATGTCCATAGAGCCAATATGGGCGTCCTCTACATAGATGAGATTAAAAACTTAACAGGTGCGGAAGCTATTACTCTTCTAACAATTCTAGAAGATGGTCAGATGCCTATTGCTCTGAGAAGCCAGAGCCATGGTGGGGATACTGCTGCAATGGCTGTCTCTACTGAACCAGTTCCGGCCCTAGTATTCTTAGTTGTTGCTGGTAATCTCGACAGTGTATGCCAGATTCACCCAGCATTGATGGATAGAATCTACGGATATGGTAAGATAGTAAGAATGAAAAATGATATGCCCAATTCAGTAGAGAATAGAAGGAAGTTGGTACAATTCATAAGTCAAGAAGCAGGAAGATTTAAACTTCCTCCTGTCTCTAGGGAAGCTTGTATTGAGATAATAAATGAAGCACGAAAGAAATCTGGCAAGAGCGATGCACTTACAACTAAGTTTAGAACATTGATTACTATCATTAAGACTGCTGGTGTTCTTGCTATCAATGAGAAAGCTCCTACAATCTTAGGTAAACATGTGAAGGCAGCAATTTGTGAACATTGCAAGACGATAGGAAGACAGCTTCTAGAGAATTACTTGGAAGAATCAGCAAAGTTCAGAGAACTAAATCCTAATGGTGTTCTTATGGGGCAGATATACGGATTAGCTGTCTTTTCTGAAGGTAGCGAGATGATGGGTGCTGTACTTAGAATAAAGGGGCAAATGACCAAACAGAAGAAGAGTACAGGAGGATTCTACAATGTTACAGGGACTGCAAAGAAAGATGCACAGTACATAGGAGACTCTATTGCTAAAACTCGTGCAGTAATCATGAAAAAATATAAGGTAGATATCTCTAAGAATTACTTTACACATCTAGACTTTGCTCAAAGTTATCATGTGGATGGACCCAGTGCTGGAGCAGCAATGACTGTTCTATTATGTTCTTTACTAGAGAAGAAGAAGATAAAACAAGATGTTGCTATCACTGGGGAAATCAACATAGATGAAGGGGGAGTCTTTGAGGTCACTGCTATAGGTGGAGCACATGAGAAGATAGAAGCAGCACAAGCTAGTGGTTTCAAGACAGTTCTTATTCCTTACAAGAACTTTATTCATTCAATCAATCCTAAAGACTATAAGATAAAGGTGATAGGCGTTAAGAATCTTGATGATTGCCTTAAGGAGTTGTTAGTTTGACAAAGGAAAAGAGTAAGATACGTGATGATGTATCTATTGTTCTAATTGGCCCAGACGGCAAAGTAAAGAATAAGAAAGAAAGTGTGAAAGAGAAAATTGAAAAAGTATTGAAGGAACTTCTCACTTGAAAGACTTTAGAATACTCTGGCATTCTGTTGCTCCTTTCATTACCACCGGATATGGAATAGTAACCAAGAACTTCGGATTAAGGATAGGTAATCTTTATTCCACAGTCATTTCTTGTTACTATGGAATGCATCCTGGAGGATCTGTTGTATTCTCTGGAACCAAGTGTCTTCCTACCACTCTAGACGATTGGGGTAAAAGTTCAGTTGAGCATTATATCAAAAACTTTAGTATAAATCTCCCTATTCTTCATACAGACTTCTGGCCATTTTCTTGGTTTGCTAAGTTACCTCATTCTTTCTTGTATGGTCCCATAGATTCTTATTCATACATAGCACCTGATATTGAGACAATGAAGGATTTCAAATACTTTGTTCCTTGTTCCAAGTTTGGTGCACGGGTATATGAGAGTTTAACTAAGAAGAAACCAACTGATATGATTCCCCATGGAGTAGATACTAAAGTATATATTCCAATAAAAAGGACAGATTGTAGGAAACTCTTCAACATAAGAAGAAATGATATTGTCATTGGTGTTGTATCGGCTAATAATGATCCTGAACCTAGGAAAGGATGGGATGATATCTTTATGGCAATAGAACGATTTCTAGAAGAATTCCCATCAGAGAAGAAAAGACTTAAACTGTTTGCTTTCACTAAGCCAAGTCAGAGAGAAGGTTATGATCTGCCTACCATGGCTAGATCTTGTCATCTCGAGAACAATGTTACATTCCCTGAACACCTTATACAAATGGTTGGCCTTCCAGAACCCGAAATGGCTAAGTTATACAACTGTTTCAATTTCCTCCTTAATGCTTCCAGAAGAGAAGGATTCTGTCTACCAGTTCTAGAAGCACAAGCCTGTGGGGTACCAGTGGTTGCGCCCAGATCTTCATCTCTAACTGAATTGGTTGAAGGTCATGGATTCATGGTTAAAGAAGGACCCAAAGTCTTTGCTCAACGTGGATGGGAATGTCATAAGATTGATCCAGAAGATCTTTCAAAGAACTTGGAGAAAGCTTATTTTGATATAGAACTTAGAAGAAAATATTCTAAGGCAAGCCATGAGTTTGCCCAACAGTATG